GCTGTAAAACATCGTATCCAACGTTACCATTTGTCAATGCTGAATACACATTGATTGGGAAAAAAGATGTTGTAACGTTCTTAAATTCAAGAACTGACGTACCTTTGAACATCAAAAAACTTGTATTCGCAATGGCAACTCAAGAACAAAACAAAAACCAAAATCAATTTGGTTGTGTGGGTTATGACCTATATGGTATTCATACAGATGGAAGATGGCCATCAAATATGATGGAATATGTAATAGGACAAGAATGTGTAAAAGTCGATGATGTTGGAAGACCGTATAGACCATTGGCGATATTCAGCTCTTACGAGGGGGCAATAAACTTTGTATTGGCTAGATTTAATACGACAGCATTTAATAATAAGTTTAATATCTATAAAGTTAGATATGGAAGTGAAGGTGAGGCTGCAGCAAGAATTTGGTTAGGTTGGTGGAATTTAGGTGTTGGTATGAAGAGACCTGGAGATGGTGCGTTATCTGCAGAACAAAGAATTACCGAAGAAATAAATAAAAGAATTTCTAAAGGTTTGCCGTGGACAGTAACGGTGGGTATATTTGAAAGTGCAATAAAAAGGGCTAAAGCTTTGGGTCTAAATTAAAAAATTAGTATATATTGATATATTTATATGTTAAAAACCATTATTATGGAAATTAAATCATTATTAGACAACTATCTTTCTAAAGATACAAGAATTACAGAAAAAGAGGCGGGTAACGGTTACAAAGAGGTTTGTGACTTGGACACTGGTGATTGCTACACAGTAAGAATGAAAGACGGACTTATTGAAAGAGTAGACAACAGTCTGAAAATAAATAGAACCCTTAAAGTTGAGACATTACACGGTGTTAAGACTTTATTGAATGGATAAATAAAAAAAAAACATGTCATTAGAAAAAAAAATATTAGAAGAAGTTAAAAGATATAATAAAATTAATAATTATATTCTTGAACAAGATGCCACATCCGACCCATTAGCTGACTTCACAGGTGCTGATACAGATGTAAATTTACCTGCACCTGATGTAGATACACCACCAGCCGATACAGGTGCTGAAGAGATATCTGAACCTATAGATACTACGACTGACCCCGATGTTGAAAAAATCGACGATAAAGGTAAATCTATGGAAGATTCAACAGATACTTCAACTGAAGAGTTGGACATCACTGAATTAGTAACTTCACAAAAAGATATTCAAACTAAACAGGATGAATATATGAAAACAATGTTTGAAAAATTAGATGACTTAACAAGTAAGCTATCTGCGATGGACTCAATTTTTGAAAAAATCAATTCATTGGAAAACAAGATTGAAAAGTATCGTGAAAAGACACCTGAAGAAAGATTACACTTAAGAAGTTTGGATTCGTACCCTTTTAATCAGAAATTAACAGATTTCTTTGAAGATAAAAAAGAAGATATGGAAATGTCTGGTAAAAACGAATATGTATTAACGGATGATGAAGTTCAAAACTTTTCACCGAACGAAATTAAAAAGACATTTAACAAATTTACAGACCAATACCCAAAGAATAACAATTATTGATAAAATAATTTCTCTAATAAAAAAAGGACATCGAAAGGTGTCCTTTTTTGTTTTCAAGTTTGACTTAGACTTTTGTTTACCTATACTTATAGATGAGTAATAAGAGATACTTTAAACTTTAAAAAAAAACAAAAAATTATGTCAGATTCAGTTTTAGATGCGGTACTATCTCAGTATGAGAAAAATACCACCCGTTCTCAAGGAACGAGTAACCAAATGTCACAAGATGAGCGTTTGAAGAAATACTTCACAACCCTTTTGGACAAAAATTCGCGTACAGGTCAAAAACGTGTACGTATCCTCCCAACTTCTGATGGTTCATCACCATTTAAAGAAGTGTGGTATCACGAAATCCAAGTGGATGGAAAATGGGTTAAATTATACGACCCGGGTAAAAATGACGGAGACCGTTCACCACTTACCGAAGTATATGAGGAGTTGATGGCGACCGGTAAAGAGTCCGATAAAAAATTGGCACAACAATACCGTTCACGTAAATTTTACATTGTTAAAGTTGTTGACCGTGATGTGGAAGACGATGGTGTAAAATTTTGGAGATTCAAAGACAATTACAAGCAAGAAGGGATTTTAGATAAAATCATCCCAATTTGGAAACAAAAAGGTAATATTACAAACGCTGATACAGGTCGCGATTTGATTATTGAGATGGTCAAATCAAAGACACCTGCGGGAAAAGAATACACAGTAGTTCAGACTATTATGTATGATGACCCAACACCACTACACACCGATGAGAGTATTAAAAAAGAGTGGTTAGATGATGAGTTGACATGGAATGATGTTTACGCTAAAAAACCAGTAGAATATCTTGAGGCGGTATCTCGTGGTGATGTTCCACGTTGGGACTCTGACTTGAAAAAGTTTGTTTACGGTGATAGTTTCGAAACAAGTATGGGTGGTCAATCACAACCTGAAAAGAGTTACGACCCACAGACTGATATGGGTCCAGACGAAGACTTACCATTCTAATTTAACTGAGCTTGGACACTTACATTGACATAGTGTCCAAGCTCTTTCTTTTTATCAAAAAAAATTAATATACATAGACAATGAAAATTAGAAAATTAATGTATGATGCTCTTGTAAAGAAATATGAGAGTGAGATTGCAGAATCAGAAGCGACTTTGATGGTGTACATGGAAAATCCTGTAGGTATTGGAGAACACCCACAACACTTGGAAGAGATGGATAAGTTTGTTGAGAAATTGGCAAATGCAAATGACAAGTTAGAAAATTTAAAAGAATTTTACAAATACAATTATGGCAATTAAAAAAAATGATTTTAATTCGGTAAAGAAGAAATTCTCTACTTCAGCCAAATACAAACCCCAAAGGTTTTTTGACTGTGGTTCTGATTTCTTAGACGCTGTGGGTTTACCTGGTCCGGCTATTGGACATATCAATATGTTCTTGGGTCACTCAGACACAGGTAAAACAACTGCGATGATTAAAACTGCGGTAGATGCTCAAAATAAAGAGATTCTACCTGTGTTTATTATCACGGAACAAAAGTGGAGTTTCGAACACTCAAAGTTGATGGGTCTTCAATGTGAAGAGGTGGTTGACCAAGAGACGGGTGAATTGGATTGGGACGGGTTCTTTATCTTTAACAACAACTTTGATTACATTGAACAAATTACAGACTACATTAACAGTTTGTTAGATGCTCAAGAAAAAGGTGAATTGGATTACAGTTTATGTTTTCTTTGGGATTCTGTGGGTTCAGTACCTTGTAAGATGACTTACGATGGCAAAGGCGGCAAACAACATAATGCGTCGGTTTTATCTGACAAGATTGGTATGGGTATCAACCAACGTATTTCAGGTTCTCGTAAAGCAGATTCAAAGTATGAAAATACTTTGATTATTGTAAACCAGCCTTGGGTTGAACTTCCTGACAATCCGTTTGGACAACCAAAAATCAAGGCTAAGGGTGGTGAGTCTGTTTGGCTTAACTCATCGTTGGTGTTTTTATTTGGTAATCAAAAAGGTGCAGGTACGACTAAGATTACTGCGACTAAGGACAAGAGAACTGTGAAGTTCGCTTCTCGTACCAAAATATCCGTAATGAAAAACCACATTAATGGTTTGGGTTATGAAGATGGTAAGATTATTGTCACACCACATGGTTTCTTGGCGGGTAAGGATACTACTGAAGAGAAGGCTTCTATTGAGGCGTACAAGAAGGAGTATTCTGACTATTGGAAAGAAATCATTGGGTCAGATGGTGATTTTGTGTTGAAAGAGGAAAAAGAAGTTATTGAATAACATAAAACTATAATTGTGAATAGAACACTATTAGTTGATGCTGATAATCTCTTTAAAATTGGTTTTCACGGGGTAAAGGAATTTTACCACAATGGAAATCATATTGGGGGCATCTTCCATTTTGTTAACACACTTAGACGTTTCCTACAAGAACACAATTATGATAAAGTGGTCGTCTTTTGGGATGGGGTTAATAACTCGTCTCAAAGACGACTTATTTTTGCTCAATACAAAGAGAATAGACGGACCGAAACCAACGAGTTGAAGAAAGAGTCGTATGAGTGGCAAAAGTCTCGTGTGCGTCAATATATGGAGGAAATGTTCATACGTCAGGTGTGTGTTGACAATACCGAAAGTGATGACCTAATTGCTTACTACTGTCAAATTTCAAATGACGAGAAAAAAACAATTTTTTCATCGGATAAAGATTTAACTCAATTAATTTCGGATGATGTTGAAATATACTCACCAATTAAACACGAATATTACCGTAATGGTGATAAGATTAAAATCGGTGATTTATATATTCCACATCAAAATGTTGTCACTTATAAAATTTTAACAGGTGATAAATCAGATAATGTTGATGGTATTTACTTGTTAGGTGAAAAAACAGTTTTAAAATTATTTCCTGAGATACTTGAAAAAACGGTTTCTGTTTCTGATATTTTAACAACAATCAATAATTTGACTGAAGATGAAAAGAAACAAAAATCGATATCCAACATACTTGAAGGAAAAACAAAACGAGGTTCACTCGGTCAAGAATTTTTTGAAATCAACAAACGACTTGTTGATTTGTCCAACCCTTTAATATCTGAAGAAGGGAAAAAAGAAGTTGAAGATTATTATAGTGAGGAATTGGACCCAGATGGTAGGGGTCACAAGAATCTTATGAGAATGATGAATGATGATGGAATTTTTAAATATTTACCAAAAACAGATGATATGTGGGTGGAATTTTTACAACCATTTTTAAAATTAACAAGAAAAGAAAAAAAACGATTTAATATAAAAAACTAAAATTATGAAAGAACAAATGCAAGACACGACCAAGATGGAGTTCTTAATGACGTTGAACAACAACATCATTGTGCAAAGATTTTACAACGTAAAAGGTTATAACCCAAAGGCTCGTAGGAGTTTGGAGGTTTCTAATCTTTTAAGAATTGTTGGTGAAATTGTTGAAAACAATCTTAAAATAAAATCATTGGTCTACATGGTAGATAACCAAGACCAAATTATGATAGACCCTAAAATTTTAGAGACATCAAATACGGATGCTCCTGAGTACTTTAACATCTATGTTAGAATAGGAGATGAGACAATTTGTCATAGAATTGTAGATGCTAAATTGTACCCTCCAAAGGTCAGATATACCGTAGACATACGCCCAGAATTAAAAAGCATACTTACGGGACTGACTGACATTTTTTCAGATGAAGATTTAACTTATAGATACTTGAATTATCAGCTCGCTTAACAGTATTTATAAATCCAAGCACACATTAAAAATTAAAAAAAATTATGTCAAACGATAAAAATTTCGGTTATTTAGGGAACACATTTCAAATTCAATTATTAAATAATATTATTCTCTACAAGGACTTTGCCACTTCTATCGTTGACGTGTTAGACCCCAAGTATTTTGATAATCAATATTTCCGTCTAATCATGCAAATGATACGGGAGTATTATATAAAATACGAACACGCTCCAACCTATAACACGTTGGAACAAATGACCAAATCTGAGATTTCATCACCAATGGCACAAAAAATGGTGATGGATATGCTTGAACAAGTAAAAGAATCACCAATTGAGGGTTCTGACTACGTTCAAGAAAAATCTTTGAAATTCTGTAAACAACAAGAACTTCAAAAGGTTATGTCTAAGGCTCAGAAAATTATCGACAAAGGAGACTTTGAAAGTTACGACCATCTTGAAGAAATGGTACGTGAAGCTCTTCAAGTTGGTGAGGTTGAAATTGGTACTTCGGATGTATTCTCAAATCTTGACGAGGTTTTAGATGATGATTATAGACATCCAATACCTATGGGTATTCAAGGTATTGATAACCTACTAAAAGGTGGTTTGGCTAAAGGTGAGATTGGTGTAATATTGGCACCTACGGGGGTTGGTAAGACAACTATATTAACTAAATTAGCAAATAACGCGTTCAATTTAGGTTATAGT